CAATTATGTACTGATGTAGCTCAAACCCTTCACGGTTATAGAAATTAATTATATCTTTCCATTCTTCAAGCGAACCTTTAGGTTCAAATGACGGTATTAGTCCAGCGGTCTGGTTTGATGCAGGGTTAAAATCTATGTTATTTGCATACACTTCTTTACCACCCAGTACGAAAGACCCAAAATCTTCCCCCACCCAACCAAATTGTTTGTGTGCCATAGTTGCCGTTTCTGTGTCCTGTAAGTGGTTAACCCACGTAGTTGTATACTGCATAAGTTCATCCATCCTAGTTATAGCCACGCCTTGTGCTGACATTTGCTTACGGAATTCATCTCTCGATGTAACCGTAGTGAGTGGTAACGTAAACTCTTTTACTCCGTCTCTGGGTAAGTGCAATCGCATAACGATACACTCGCCTGTCTCTGCGTCACTAACACGCTTAACTACATATATGTCGTTATGATAAATAAGTTTATCTGAAGGATCTCCATCATCATTTGTTGTTCTGGCATACACACCCCCCTTTGCCCCTCTAAAATAAGGATTAGGGTATGGAGGTATTATGTAGGTAACCATCGGAGTATCTTTAAAACTAGCGGCAGGGGCTTCTACTACATTGTTCTCTGCTTCTTTGGTTCTTGTGCCTAACACAATGGGTGAACCGATCTTACCCCAGTGAGGGCATTCAGTGCATATGTCAGGGGCATACTCGTTAAACTTACTGCACGTATACGGCATCGAAGCAGGGATGTTATCCCACTTATAGTCAGTTTCGTATTTATTATATTCACTGTGCCCTTGGGATACCTCATGTGCTCGTTCACGACTACCATCACTACACGACTTCAGAACTGACAAGAGACCCCTCCACGTAGGTTCGGGCACTTCTTCTTGGTTATTCAAAGCCCTGTATATCTGTTCGCATCCGTTACCCTTTCTGCTTTTCATATAAATTGTTTTGAATAGGGACTCCAAATGATCGTAAGCAAAATCTTTTTTCTCCATGAGTTTCGGTGGTGGTAACGTGTCCCCACCAAGCAAACGATTGAACTCATCAAAACCAACTTCTTTTGTTAAACCCGTTGTTATATAGGTAACTTCGGAAGGTGGATCTGTTTTATGGTTGTGCGTAAAAGGCACACGTAGAACTCTTGCCACATCAGCAGGGACTGCGTAGTCTACTCTGAAGTTGTTTACTTCGCATAACTGCTTTAATTTTTGAGCCACTGGTAGCCATTCTTCTTTAAGAACAGGTTCTTGCAGTATCCAGTATGCGTGTATACCACGACCAGAGTTTATTAACGTGGGCTTGGGTAGAGATAGTTTTCCACAAAAAGATTTTAATGCGGTCAATCCTTCTGCCTGTGTAAGGTAGTCTTTTGATACACCGCAATCTATGTCAAGGAAAAAAGAACTTAGGTATTTTGAATTAGTAGCTTTACGGGACTCGTCATTTTCAAAGACGCTCAAACCAAAATAAACATCGTAACCTTGTTCATCCAGATTAATTGATGCGTCCACCAACTCTTCAATGTCAGAGTATAATTTCTGCACCCTCCGACCATCTGATTTACGCAGGGCGAAAGAACAGTAGTAACCCTCACCTTTGAGAACCCGTGATAGGAAATTTTTTATTTGCATTATCGTACCTCACAGGGGTAGGGCGGCAGGGGTGCATTACACACCCTTTTCGGTAGTTCCTAGCCGCAACTAGAAAGGGTTAGTTCCAGTTATCGATAATGTTGCCAAAATCGTCGTCTACATCTTTAGACTCTTCTTTGGCTTTAGCTTTGGTCGCTTTTGCTTTAACAACTTTAAGTGGAGGGGTTTCCTCTGGAGTTTCCGCTTTTTCTTTGAAAGGGTTATCACTGTTGTGAACGTAACCTTTAACCTTACCAAACGGATTCTTTTCTTCCATTTGTTTAGCCAGTTCAATTACCTGTACAGCACGTATACGGAGGGATACCCCTGTGCTTGCAGTCGTGTGATAGGGTATGAACTGCACCGCAATGTTGACTGTACTGCCAGTGGTTAAAAGAAAATCGTCAGGTAATTTATTACCTTCAGCGTCATACTGTGAAGGCTTTCTAGTAGCTTCTTTACCAAAAGCCGCCTTCAACTTTACTTTACCTTTATAAAGCCCATCCTCATCAGGCTCCCCAAAAGGCGGCTCAAAACTCTTAGGCCAGTTGTCCTCACGTGCTTCTTTGTATGACTCAGCCATACCCATGAACAACTCTTTTGCTTGAGTTTTGTCCATTTTAAAATCCATAGTGTAAGCCGCGCCATCATCAAAAGGTTCACAAGGCACTGAACGCCTTTCAGTCGTATCAAATCGATAGGGGCGGTTAATTTTAGGCCATTGGGCCTCTACATCTGTAATGGTAAAATCTGTCATGTCATCCATCCTTTCGGTCGCTTTCATCCATTTCGGAAGAAGTATTAAGTTACGTGAAGGCCAACCTGTAAAATTCACATCTTTGCCCTCCACATCTTTAATCTGCTCTAGGGTGTCCCTAACCTGTAATAATCCAAAATTAAGAACATCTTTGTGCAGATAGTGCATCTGAACAGCATAAGGATACTCCTTTTCTACTGCCAGAAAAGCAAACTCTTCAATCGGGTAGCCATCCAATTCAAGCACGTGTTTATAAAAAGCCGCTTGAACGTGATAGCCAAGACTAAAGAATTGTCTCTCAAACCCACCCTGTTTAGGACTTGCATCACGAGTGGTTTTTACATCTAACATTATACCTTTCTCAGGTATAAATAAATCGGGTCTGGCTTTTAATTGTAAACCTGTATCAGGGTCTTGGGAGAATATACTTACCTCAGTTAAACCACATTCATCCACTAACAATTCTTCAGCCAGTTCGTTACGCATAACACTATCTGTCATCGCAACACATGTATTGTAATCATCCTTGGTAAGTAATGTTTTACCTTCCAAGTCTGCTTCTTCTTTTGCTTCAGACCATGCTTTACCGCGCCTAGTCTCTGGCCCACACATGACCAGATCTTTATCAGGTTCAAGTAAAAAAGCATGTACAGCAGTGCCAATATCAAAGGCCGCGTTCTCTTTATAAATAGATTTCTTCCAATGTAAAAGAGATTTTAAATGCACGGTTTTTACAGCAGAGCTACTAATAGCCTCATGCTTATGATATTCCTCATTGCTTAGATCTTCAATTAGCACTACATATCCTCAGTAAAAAAGTCTTCTTCTACTTCCACGTCTTTCTGTGGGAACAAGGCTCTCTCTATCGGTTTAATCCTAAACCTTCGGGTATTACCAACCTCAATGTAAGAGTCCGATGGGAACAAACCATCTCGCAACCACAAACGTGCTGTCGAAAGCGAGACCCCAAAGTATTTTGCCACGTCATCTAACGGTACATATGCGCTATCCATCTTTCACTATCCTTCCTATAAACAGTGTTTAAATGTAAACTTTACTGGTTTATTCTACTTTAGTCAATCATTTCGTTGTAAAGATCTATGATTTTTGTGTGAACATCAGTTTTACTATCTAATAGTGCCCAGTACCGCTTCTCAACACCAGACCCTTGCAGTTGAATCACGGTGCATTTATGGTCTTGCCCTGCCCGATGTACACGTGCGTTTGCTTGAGCATATGTTTCCAAAGAACTAGTCGGTGACCACCACACCACAGTATTAGCCGCAGTCAATGTTACCCCGTGTGCCGCAGACTGAGGTTGTATCACAAGCACCCGTGGGTCATCAGTGGTCTGAAAGTTCTTGAATATCTCACTGCGTTTAGTCACAGGTACACCTCCGTGTATAACTTCCGTAGGTATACCATCCCCGCGTAGCTTCATGGTTATTAAATCAATCGAGTTTCTAAACGGTACAAAGATCAAGACTTTCTTACTAGACTCATCGATGACCTCACGTAACACTTTGTATCGATAGTCTATATCAAACTCAAGTGACGCTTTCTCCGTAGAGTACACCACCCCTGCTGATATTTGCAGTAATTTGTTTAGGCACGATGCCGCGTTTACTGCTGTTATCTCTTCACCGTCTGCCCTAAACATCATCTCCTTGAGCAATAACTTATAGTATTTTTTCTGTTGCCGACTGAGTTCCACTGCCCTACGTGTATATATCATGGGCGGTAAATCAAGGCACTCTTCTTTACTGAACCGTATCGCTGGCTGTAATATGTCGAACACATGCTGGGTAGCCATAGGTCTTGGAATCCATTTAAAGTTTGTAACCCTGTACATTATCTTATCGCGGAATACGCTGAACGCTCGTGGCACAGAGATCGGATTGACAAGTTTGGCTAAACCATAAGCATCTAATGGCCCCTGTGCGGCTGGCGTTCCTGTCATCAACCACAACCAAGTATCTTTCTTGACTATGCGATTAAGTGCTTTCCAACGTTTTGTTCTGGCATTTTTATAATGTGTAGCCTCATCTACAATAATCATTTTATAGTCGCGTAAGTTATCTTCTAAGATCTCCACCCCTGCGTAATTTATTATTGTGTAGTCAGCACCTTTTTCTAACACAGCTTTGCGGGCCGTCGGAGTTCCGTGTGCAACACCTGTACTTCTATGTGGGACAAACTTATTGATGTCCTCTACCCATGCAGACTCCATGATAGATAAAGGGCAAATGACAAGAACTTTGTCGATGATGTTCTTTGAGAAAAGTAACTCACAAGCCCAGATTGCAGACGCAGTTTTACCTGTACCCTGCTCGTTAAAACAAAATGCTTTTTTGTTCTGAACTAAAAATCTAGATGTCGCTTTCTGGTGTTCAAAAGGTTTGTGCATGAATATACCTGTAAGTAAAGCTCCGCTTCGTCCACTGATGGAGCTACGTCAGCATTCATGGGGAAAAAGGAATAAAACCCCTTGGACTTCCCAGATTTTATACAGTGAATATGCATATG